CCTGTAGCAGTAGGTATAACAACTGTAGTTACTTCTGCATCTGTTACCGCTACGGTTAACACTCACGTTTACGTTAGCGCGGCAGGTAGAACTATTACGCTTCCTGCTTCACCAACCATAGGACAAAGAGTCTTAGTAACAGTAGGTAACTTTACAGACACAGTGGTAGGTAGGAACGGAAGTAACATAATGAGCAGTGCTTCTGACTTTACAATGGATGCCGCATATCTCTCAATTCAATTCATATACACAGACGCAACGCAAGGGTGGGTAATGTCGTGAGTAATTTTTCAGATTTCATAAGTTCTGGTGGCGGTGGCGGACTGCCAGTAAACATAGTATTAGGATATTCTCAGACTTGGGTTCCTCCTGTTGATGGAAACATCTGTATCCACGTTGTAGGTGCAGGAGGGGGTGCAGGAGGAATGGATAGCAATGGTGTTACATCAGGTGGTGCAGGAGGATACTGCAAAAAGAACTCTTTAGCTGTTACAACTTCTGGCTCATTTACCGTGGTTGTAGGTGCAGGTGGTGCAGGAGGACACTCTAGTGTCAATGGTGTATCGGGCGGCAACACAACTGTTGCAGGTACGGGATTAAGCGCTACGCTTACAGCCAATGGCGGTGTAGGGGCATCAAACGGCACTGCTGGTGCAGGAGGCACAGCGGCTAATGGCAACGTAAACAACACTGGTGGAGCAGGTGGAAGCTATGGTGGAGGAGCCGTAGGAATCACTGGAACAGGGCTTACTGGTGGAAACGTTGAGACCTATCAGCAGGGAGGCTCTTGTGATGTTGTAGGGCCAGAAAGTCTTATAGGACACGGTTATATTTGTGGAGGTAAAGGTGGCGCGTCGTTTTATTCAAAGATTGCCGCAACTGCAAGTTATGGCCCAATGAATTACTCCCCTAATGGGACAGGTGGTTTTTTAGCTGGAGGCGGTTCATACTGGATGGATAGTGCAGGTATGTCTGGACAGGCTCATGGTGGTCATGGCGGCATAGGTGGTGGCGGTGGACGCTGTAACAACGATGCTGGTGACGCTTACGCTACTGGCGGTAATGGCGGCAATGGCATTGTAATCATTCAGTACCTACCAGCATAAGGAGAAGAACATGAAATATATAATTAAAGATGCTGACGGTAACATCACAAATACCATCGTTGCAGACGCAGAGTTTGTTGAAGCTAACTTTGAACACTATGAAGAGTGGGTTGCCCCTACACCCCCAGAGCCTACAGCAGAAGAAACTGCTCGACAGTGGAGAGACTCAGAATTAGCCTCTACTGATTACATCATGCCTTTAACAGATCATCCACAGCGTGATGATTACATAACCTATAGGGAAGAGCTAAGGCAATGGCCTTCTCAAGATTCATTCCCTGCTACTCGTCCCGAATTAGGAGAGTAATATGTCTTTAACAAAAGTAAATGGCCCATTAATGACAGGCGTTCCTACTGCTGGTAATTTGCCTGATGCAGACATTGGCATTGTTGCAGGAACTATTAGACAGCGCGATACAGACAGAACTAAATGGGACTTTATTAATAATGCTTCTCACGAACCTGTTGGTGTCTCTGGAACGTATGCTACGGCTAGTGGTGGAACTATTACCTTAAATTTTGATACTACATACAGTGAAGTTATAAGCATGGTAATTGGGCCTGATGAAACTTTTGCTAATCAAATGAACATTAGCGTAGGTGGATCGGTAGGTCTTAGTCGAGTATTAATATCTGCATCTTCTGCTTTTACTGGCGCGTTTACTATGGAATGGACTGGTTCTGCTTGGAGCTTTATAAGTGGAACAGCGCAATTACTTGATCCTACTTTTGTATCATATGTAAATGGAACGCTTACGCTTAGTCATGATTATTGTAGAGGCGCGGCAATTACCGTTTGCCCTTGGAGTGACGGTGGTGAAATAGCTAATCCTTACATGCCTTTAATTAAAACAGTAGGTCAAGGTGATGTAGCAATTCAATGGTTAGACACAGCTACAGGAAACATTGTAACTGACTCTACTCCTTCTCCTAGAATGAAAGCGTTAATAACAAAGACTAATGCTCAAGGATTATATCTAGATGGCACAAACAATGCTACAGATATTAATAATATTGACATGGACTTAGGTAACTTTTGGTTCTACGGAATATTTAAAAAATAATTTACAGGGCATTACAAAATGGCTTTAACAAAAGCAAGGGTGACTGCTTTAGAAGAACGCATTTTGCTAAATAAAATATAAGGAAAATAACATGGCTTTAACAAAAGCAACAAACAGAATGATCCAAGGCGCTCAGATCAACATAAAGGATTTTGAGAGTTTGAAGAACGGCATTGACTGGCAACCAGCAATTCAAGCGGCTATTGATAGTTTAGATACTGGAAGCGACTACATTACAGGTGGAGTGATTTACTTTCCAAAAGGTCGATACTACATTAAGTCACCTATTGTAATTCGTACAACTGGAGAGGGAGTAGAAAAATTAACATCTGTTACCTTACAGGGTGAAGGAATTCATAACACTATTATTGATTGTGCGGAAGGGTTTGAGGGCACTGGAGACCCTGCGGAATGGCAAGCTATTCAAGCATTAAACCCTACTTACTGCGCGTTTAAAGACTTTCAAGTGTTAGGAAACAATCGTGTGGCGATTGGACTTGAACTAGAAGGTGGAACCCCTCTTGTCGCTGGAAGTGAGATACTTGTTGAAAGAGTTTTTAGCCAAAACTTCACAGCCTCCTGTTTCCTCGTTCATCGTTGCTTTATGGTGACAATGACTCAGTGTCGATCTAAGGGCGGTGTAACAGGTTTCGATTTTAGTGGCGGTTACAACACTTCATTAAACGTAGAAAACTGCTATGCGCTAAATACTACTACCACAGGACAAGGTTTCTTAATTTCAGACGTAAGTTACAGTAACTTTACAGCCTGTGGCGCTGACAATACTGGTCGTTATGGGTATCGAGTAAGAAATACATCAGGTGTTTCTTTTGATAGTTGCGGTGCTGAATCATCTTTAAGGTCGGGTTTTTTGTTTGAAGCAAATACAACATTTGATGATGATGCTTTAATAAGTGGAACTAGATGTACATTAAATTCTTGTTTTACGTCTGCTACTAATTCAGCTAATTCGGGGTACGGTTCGTTACGTAGCGAGTTAGAGAATCAAAATAAATTTTCTTTCACTATGCCTTCTGGAACGCCAGTAGTAGGTAACAATTATACTGTTAACGGATCGACATATAATGTTTATTATCTTAAGGTAAACGGAGACGGAAGCTCTTTTATTAAAACCACAAGAACAGCAGGATCAACTACACCCCCTGCATCTGGAACATTAAGCGGCACTCCAAATTTAACGTTTAATGCTTCTTCAGACCTTTTAAGCTCTGTTGATGTTGAGATTAACAGGTATGCTGAAAACAATGTTACAGGTGCTATTTCAGTAACAAATGGAGGGGTTGATGAAAATCATAAACTTTCTCTTAATAGCTGTAAACTTACTGGTTCTATTGCAAGTACAGTTGCAGTTCTTAATCCTATTGATGTAACTCGCGTAAACAACTTGCCTGTTACTGGCGCTAATACTCCTGTTGTAGATTTAGCTTCTATATTCGGTAACTCTCTTAATTACTCAGGCATATTGCATATTGTTGCTAGTAACGCATCACCTGTCAGTTTATCGGCCGCTAATACTTCTTCTTATGTTCTTCTTGTAACAAAGTATACAATCGGTGTTGACTCTTACGCAATTAATGTGACAGAGATTGCTAAAAATGGATTAATAACAGGCGGTAGCGCAAACCATCCGTCATTTACATGGACAGGTGACGAAGCAAACAATCAATTAGAAGCTACTCCAGTTAGCAATACATCTGGTAACTTTTATTTTCACATTGGGCAGTTAGGCGCATTGTCCGCATCTTAATTTAACGAGGTTTTAAAATGTCAAATCCATTTATAGACAGGAAAAGAGAAGAACTTAACGGAAGCGTAACTGACATGGTTCCTGTGACTCCTTCTGATAGTACAGATAACGTAGGAACTAGTCCTAGATATAGACAGTCTACTTTAGCTTCACCCCCTGACGGTTCAGATGGCGTAACCAATAACATTGCTATTGGCCTATACATCACAGGAGCAGGAAACGTATCATTTCATAATATAGATGGAACTACGCGCACAATAGCTGTTCCTGATAACTTTTACTTAGTATGTTCTGTTAAGCGAGTACTGGCTACTGGTACTACTGCTACTGGCATACATGCGATAATTGCATGATTGGCGCTAATGTAAGTGTCTTCTCTATCGGCAAGGCTGTTGGTCGTGGTGGTGGTGTAGTGCCATTTTCTCTTTCTTACGCTGTTCTCGCTGGTGCTGGTGGCGGCGGTGGTGGGTATGCAGGTGGAGGAGGAGCAGGAGGATTGTTACAAGGCACACAAACAGTGCAAACTGGAATTGGTTATCAAATAACTGTGGGTGCTGGCGGTACTGGTTCTTACACAGCTTACGGAGCTAACGGTTCTAATTCTATATTTGGCGTTTCAGGAGCTTTCGTAACCTCTATAGGCGGTGGTGGCGGTGGGTTTTACGGTGGTAACGGTCAAGCTGGAGGCTCAGGTGGAGGCGGTGGTGGTAATGGTCCTTCTCAGCTCGGAGGGGCTGGAACTAGTGGTCAAGGCAATGCGGGTGCTACTGGATATGTCACTTCTACATATAACGGTGGTGGTGGTGGAGGTAAAGGCTCTGCTGGTAATCGTGGCACTGGTAATGGAGGTGGTCATGGTGGTTCTGGCACTACTTTTCAGTCTTTAACTGGGAACTCTGATAACGTAGCCGCTGGTGGCGGTGGCGGTTCTTACAACGGTTATAGAGGTTCTAGAGGCGGCACATCAGCAGGTTACGGAGGCAATAATTTAGGTAATATTGCAACTACGGGGTCAGCAAATCATGGCGGTGGCGGTGGTGGTGGTGGCTGGGCAGAAAACTCTGGAGTAAGAGACGGTGCGGCAGGAGGGTCAGGCATAATTTATTTATCATTTCCTATTGGAGCCGCAACACCAACATTTTCTGCTGGAGTTACTTCTAGCACGTTTTCTTATAGTGGAAATACTATAATTAGCATCACAGCCGCTGGCCCAACTGACACAGTAACCTTTGGATAATCACTATGGCACATTACGCAGTATTAGATAACAACATAGTCACTCAGGTGTTTGTCGGCAAAGACGAAGGCGACATTAACTGGGAAGAGTATTACGGAGCAAAGCGCACTAGCTACAATACTAGTGGCGGTGTTCACGCTAACGATGGTACTCCTTTCCGCAAGAACTATGCAGGGATTGGCTACACATTCGATGAGGAGCGTGATGCTTTCATACCTCCACAGCCTTATCCTAGCTGGACACTAAACGAAGACACTTGTTTATGGGACTCACCTGTACCCTATCCAGAGGAAGGTGTACATGAGTGGGATGAAGACAACCAAGAGTGGGTAGAATTATCATGGACAGAGTAAAACAATTCTGGCGTAGTCGTAGCAACAGATGGCAAGTTTTTGGTGTTACATTAGCAGCTCTACAGGTCTACGTCCTACAGCTTAACCTATCTGCTGAAACTATCATGTTAGCCAGTATCCTATTCGGAATGGGTGGAATCTTTTTCCGTTATCAAACAACACAAGCAATGTCAGACAAATAAAAGGAACTTATTATGCTGGACGAACAAAGTAAACAAACTGTAGATGTGATTGCGGCCTCAACAGGGGTTCTTTCTTTAGCCGCTTGGTTGCCTCCCTTGGCTAGTTTATTTACTATTGTCTGGCTAGGCATTAGAATTTACGAAACAGATACAGTTCAACAATTATTAGGTAAGAAATAAATATGACTATTCTTTTAACTAAATCAAGAAACATTACTGGCGCTCCTCTTGCTTCTGATCTTGCAGTAGGTAACGGCTCTACTACTTTTGGTGCTGAGTTAGCAGTCAATACTGCCGATAAAAAACTGTACGTTAAAGATAGTACGAATGCTGTAGTTGAGATTGCAGGAGCATTACAGGCTTATCCTGTAGGTGCTGTTTATATCTCTGTGGACTTTACACCTCCTAGTACACTCTTTGGTGGAACTTGGGAAAGATTCGGAAAAGGTAGAACGCTTGTAAGTTTAGATAGCGAAGACACAGACTTTGACACAGCGGAAGAAACAATAGGCGCTAAGACTGTTGACGTTGCGGTAGACACTGTAATTCCTGTCACTGGTTACGGTTTAACAGGAAGCTCAGGTGGTGCTTTAATAAACCCAACTACTAGCGGAGCTTTAATTGTAGGTGATGGAACTACTGATAGTTCTGATAGAGACGATATGGCTCATGCTACTTCTCCAGCGCCAGTTACTTCTTCTACAGCCACAGTATCAGTAATACAGCCTTCCATTGTTGTATACATGTGGAAAAGAACTGCATAATGTCTATTCTTCCTTCTTTGATTGAGCCTATTTCAAGTTTATTAGATAAGTTTGTAGAGAATAAAGATCAGAAAAACTTACTAGCTCACCGAATAGCTACAATGGCAGAAAGACACGCACATGAGCTTGCCAAGGGACAGCTTGAAGTAAACAAAGTGGAAGCCGCACATAACAATATGTTTGTCGCGGGTTGGCGGCCAGCAGTAGGCTGGATTTGTGCAATGGGCATGGCAGGTAATTTTATCTTGATTCCTATGGCTAACTTTATACTAGCCTTGGTTGAATCTGAAATAGTAATACCTTTAATTGCTCTATCTGAAATGATGCCTGTTCTTTTAGGTATGTTAGGTCTTGGAGCCATGAGAACAGTAGAGAAAGCTAAGGGCGTACAGAGAGACAAATAATGCAATTAACAAAGCAAGGATACACAATCTAATGACTTACTTACAGCTTGTACAGAGTGTACTAAGAAGGCTAAGAGAAGACGATACAATTCAGTCTGTGTCAGAAAATAGCTATTCAAGGTTAATAGGAGAGTTTGTAAATGATTCTAAAAGGATTGTAGAGGACTCTTGGGATTGGTCAGCTTTACGAACTACTTTTACTATTGACACAACAACTGATATTTTTAGGTATCAGCTTGAAGGTTCTGACATCAGTCTTAAAATTCTTGATATTATAAATGACACATCTAATTATTTCTTAAAGCCTGTGACATCTAGTTGGATGAACAATGCTTTTCTAAACAATCCTCCAGCTAAGGGTTCTCCTGCTTATTATTCTTGGAATGGCTTTAATGATAATGGAGAGGCAATCCTTGATTTATATCCCATTCCAGATGATAACTATTTTATACGTGTCAACACTATAGATAAGAAAGAGACACTAGTTGAAGATTCAGCAATTTTACATGTGCCTTCTAATCCTGTGATACACTATGCTGTTGCTTTAGCTTCAAGAGAGCGAGGGGAAACTGGCGGTACATCATCAGCAGAACTGTTTGCCATAGCGGATCAAACACTAGGCGACATGATTGCATTTGACGTAGCTCGACATCCAGAAGAAACTGTTTGGAGACCTGTATAGTGGCTCAACAACTACAGAATGTAACAATTAATGCACCTGCGTTTGGAGGTATCAACACGCAGGACTCTCCTGTGGGTCTTGACCCTAGCTATGCGTCTATTGCAACTAACTGTGTTATTGATAAACTAGGACGAGTAGGGGCTAGAAAAGGCTCAGTATTGCTGTCTTCAACTGAGAACACTACAGGGGCTTCTACAGTAGGTACAAACACTGTAAAAGTAGAGACAATCTTTGAATCTTTAGATAAAAGCGGAGATAAGATTGTTTTCTCAGCAGGTAACAATAAGATATTTAGTGGCGTTGGTACTTTAACTGACATAACTCCATCAGGTTACACTATAAATAATAACAAGTGGAAGATTGTAAACTTTAATGATCATGTTTATTTTTACCAGACAGGACATGAGCCTTTAGTTTACACTGATTCTGGAAGCCAAGGACTTGTTAAGCTGACATCAGTTACAGGTTTTGACGGCCCTAATGGTATTGTTTCGGTATTCAATGCAACAGCAACAGCTTCAGAGACGACAACACTTGTAGTTAATGACGGCACTACAACAGTTAGTATAGCATCTGCATCCTACACTAGTGTTGCTGAACAAGTCACTGCAATACAAGGTGCTTCTAATTATAGTAATTTATTATTTACTGTAGCATTAAACGATGCATCTGATGGTTTTAAATTTACTTATAAAACAACAGGTGCAGTCTCTTTTTCTCCGACTTTAACAGGATCAGGAAGCAGTCACACAGTTACTCTTCTAATTGCAGGAAGTGTTGATGCTCCTTATCAAGCCAATGAAGTATTAGCGGCTTTTGGTCGTTTATGGATAGCAGACATCACAGGCAATAAACATACTATATACTGGTCAGACCTTCTTAATGGAAATGATTGGAATGGTGGTTCTACAGGTGCTATTGACTTAACAACAGTATGGCCTTCTGGTTATGATGAAGTTGTAGCACTTGCGGCACACAATAACTTTCTTATTATTTTTGGTAGGATGTCTATTGTTGTTTATTCAGGTGCAGACAATCCTACTACAATGGTTTTACATGATACTGTCAAAGGTGTAGGTTGTGTTGCTAGAGATTCTGTACAGCACACAGGTACTGACATTGTGTTCCTGTCTGACGCAGGTGTGCGTAGCTTTGGTAGAGTCATTCAAGAAAAGTCTATGCCAATGAGAGACATAAGCAGAAACGTCAGGAATGACTTAGTACGACAGGTCAACGAGGAAAGAATACTAGACTCTACGCTATCTTCTGTTAAGTCCTTGTATAGCCCAGAGGAAGCCTTCTATCTTTTAACTTTACCTACAGGCAACATAACGTACTGTTTTGATATGCGACAGGCGTTACCTGATGGATCACACAGAGTTACTACGTGGGCAACTCCTATTGCGTTGTGTTATACAAGAACGCAGGAAGGCTTTATATATATGGGAAGACAAGGCGGCATATACAAATACACAGGTTTTGTAGACGGCTTGTGTACTCTTGTTGGCGGTACGTATACTTATTCAGTCTCTTCTTATCCTTTATCTTATTTTAGCAATCCTTTAGATTTTGGAAACTCGTCAAACATTAAGTTTCTTAAGAAGTTTAAAATGACAATCATTGGAGATGCAGAGGCACAGTCTGTATTAAGTTGGGGATATGATTACTCAGACTCCTATTACAAACAAACTTTTAACTCTAAAAGAACTAACCCAAACATAGCTTATTATGGTGTAAGCGAATACAATGTTACAACTTCTGAATACACAGCAGGTACTCAAACTCAAGTACCTAATGTACACGGTTCAGGACATGGAAACGTAGTCACTGTTGGTTTAGAGTCTACAATTAGCGGTAGTGAATTTTCAATACAAAAAATTGATATAAACGTATTATTAGGGAGACTTTTTTAATGAGTAATTATACAAAAGCCACAGACTTTATGGCTAAAGATAATTTACCAACAGGTAGTGCAGGTAAAATAGTAAAAGGTACAGAAATAAACGATGAGTTTAACTCTATCGCTACAGCTATTGCAACTAAAGCAGACTTGTCAGGGCCAACATTCACAGGTGTAGTTACTGTTTCAACACTATCAGCAAGTAGCCTCACAGGAACACTATCAGGTACAATTAGCGGAGGGAGTTACTAATGTTAGGTGGCGGACTTACACAACAAGCAACAGGCGGTAGTGCAAGCGGTATGTTTGATGGGATGAACTTTGGTGGTTTAGGAAACGCTATTTCAGGCTACTTTGGCAACAGAGCATTATCTAAAGATATGAAAAAATTAGGTGATGATATTTTAGGTAAAGGAAAAGAAATAGGCGATGCATCAGTTGAGGCTAGTCGTTTTCAACCCTTTAGTGTCACATCTAGCTTAGGTGGTGCGGATGTTAACGAACAAGGTGGGTTTGATATGAACCTATCTGAAGAACAACAAGCTCTACAAGACCGTCTGTTTGGCATGACAGGCGGTTTCTTAGATGAGCTAGGCGGTGATCCTCTTGATCGACAAAAGGCTTTATATGAGCAAATAAGAGGCATACAAAGCCCAGAGGAAGAACGTCAACGACTTGAGCTAGAGAACCGTTTAAGAGGCCAAGGTAGGCTAGGTTTAATGACTTCTCAGTATGGTGGTAGTCCAGAGCAATTTGCACTAGAATTAGCTAAAGAACAAGCACGTAATGAAGCGGCTTATCAAGCTTATGGACAATCTCAAGCAGACAGACAACAAGCTTTTGGTTTAGCTGGTGGTCTTATGGGTCTAGGTTATAAACCACAGCAGGAGCTAAGTAGTCTAATTCAAACAGCTACTCCTATATCAGCGCAAGCACAAAGCGGTAGAGAAGCTGGTGCAGTGCTTCAATCGGAGGCAGAGTTAGCGGCTTTGCAAGCTTACTTTGAATCTCAAGGTATTGGAAACGCCATTGCAGGACAGGGTGGAGGTAAATCAGGATTGTTTAGCACTCTAGGAGGAGCCGCGGGTACTGCACTAGGAGGGCCAGTTGGTGGAGCAATAGGTAGTGCGCTTGGCGGTCTTTTCGGATAATAGGAGAATAAAATGGCTAGTAGAGATTTAGTAGGTTTGCTTACAAACACCCCCTTAAACGAACAGCCTAGAAGTTTTGGTGGTAGCTGGAAAGAAGCACTATTGCAACAATCAGCTTCAAACGCTCAAAGAATGAATAAAGGGGCTAGAGATTTAAGTTATAACTTGTTTGGGGTAGATATGCGTACTCCTCAAGAAAAAATGCAAGCAGAGTTGTCAAGTTTAGATTTAAACAACGCGGATGACATGAAGAAGCTAGTCGGCATTGTGTCTCGTGTTGATCCTTTACGTGCGGCACAAATGGCTGACAGAATTAAAGCTCAAGAATCTGCTGTGGCTCAAAAACAAGAGCTTGAAGATAAGGAAGCGGCTGATAGGATTTCTTTTTCTGAATACATTAGAAACAAATTTCCTGCTCAACCTGCTTTAATACAGCTTGCAGAGTCTGGTCAATTAAATCCTTCTAACTTTAAAGATTTTTTAAACGACCCTAAGAGTAGTGGGTTTTTAAAAGGAACTACATTTACTGTTCAAGATGAAGATCAAAATGCGTTTACAATGGTTCCTGCTTTTAATAAAGATACAGGAAAAATTGAAAACACATATTCTCCAATAGGAACAAAGGGGCCAGATCAACCTGTTGGTAAAACTAGAGTAACAGGGGGCGAGTTTGCTTTAACTCCTGAAGGCGAGACAGCCAGAACAGCTGGTCAGGAAGGTGCAAAAGCGCAAGAAAAGACTTATGGGCAACTTAGAGTTCAAGCGATAGATTCTATACCTACTTTAAGCGCTTCTAAAGTTGATTTAGAAAAAGCCGAAATGCTGTTAAATTCTATAGAAACAGGAGGGCCAATAAACATAGCGGCTACTGAGTTAGAAGGCTTTTTTGGTGTCAAGAGTGCAGACAAAGGTCAGTTAGAAATTATACTTGGTTTCAACATGATGGAATCTTTAAAGCCTTTGTTTGGTGGTATTATCTCTGATCAGGAAGCAGACCGTCTTGATGCAATATATGCAGGAATGTCAAAAGGAAACCCCGCAAACAAAGGAATCTTACGACAGCTTAAAAAGAAAGTTGATGATACTATTTTTAAATCAAAATTATATCAAAAGACAAAAACAGTAGAAGAGTTTAATACTTTGATTAAGCAAATGTATCCTGAAGATGCTGAA